AGACGAAGAAGAGTTCGATGAAGGAATGATGCGTGCCTATGTTATGAAGGCCAGGAATGGTAAGGCACGATTCATCATCCCTATGACCATCAACTATAATGTGTTGGTTATGCAAGAGGTTGATCATGACGCGAACCAAGAGCCTGAAGCAGAAAATTAAGGATATAGGAGAGGTGTCTTATGGATGGGGCACCTTCTCTATTAGATTCCAAAAGAAGATTACCTTACATGGTGATGAGTGTCTAGGTCTAACCGACTTCGACAAAATGGAGATTGTTTTAGAGGATAGTTCCGAGGACAAGGTTCTCCGTCCCACGCTGCTACACGAAATCTGGCATATTATCTTTTCTACAATGGGTCTGAGGGCTGATGATGAGGATGCTACGGTGGAGCTAAAAACAACCAACGAATTTGTTGTAGAATCAGCTACCCGTGGACTATTATTGTTTCAACGACTCAACCCTGAACTATGGAGTGTAATATTCGATGAGGAGTGAAGACCTTTTAAGAGCATACGATGAGCTAGACATGGAGCTTTACCTAAAACTCTCTGATAGCTTAACCTCTATTAATAAGTTTTCTATAAACGATGATATTGTAAATCACTCTCGTATTTATTCATACTATGCTGGTTTGATGGAGTATGCTTCTTTTCAAGTTAAGCAGTACGAAAATGAATTAGAGAAATATCAGGTCGATTTGAAAAACGATGCGCGTGATGCTATTATTCACGCTGGAGCAAGGGCTACTGTCGCGGCTGTAGAGGATTATGTTGGTCGTGATACTACCCTACATACTATGAAGAAGAATCTTGAGGAGAAGCGTTACAAGCAGGGTCTTCTCAAGTCACTTGTCCAATCTATGTCTCATAGAAAGGATCTGCTTGTACAACTTTCTGCAAATTCTCGCGCTGAGACGAGAATGATCACTGACTGAACTACTATATAAGGAAAACTAACATGGCTATTGACCTAAATGCGCTTCGTGCGAAGCACCAACAACTTACTAACCCTCAAGCCGCTGGTGGCGATCAGGACTTCCTCAAGAAGTTCTACCAAGTAAAGGAGGGCGAAGCATACCTTCGTATCCTTCCCGCACAGCAAGGTTCTGACAAGAACTTCTACGCTGAAACTAAGATTCACCGTGTTCCACAACCTGATGGTTCCGTAAAGAACTATCACTGCCGTAAGGTTCATGGAGAGAAGTGTCCTCTCTGTGACCTCTACTACGCCCTGTGGAAGACGGGTTCCAAGGAGGACGAGGACCTTGCTCGCCAGATCAAGCCCCGTGCTCGCTACTACCTAAACACCTACGACCGTGAGAACGAGGAGGTCAAGATCTTCTCCATCGGCGTAATCCTCTTCCAGAAGATTGTGGAAACCATGATGGATCCCGATTACGCTGATCTCTTCGAGCAGTCGGAGAACGGTATTCTGGACACCGAAATCGGTCACGATTTCAAACTTCACATGAAGAAGGAGGGGCAGTGGCCTAAGTACGACCAGTCCATGTTCCGCCCCAAAGCAACTCCGCTTGGCAGCAAGAAGTTGATCTCTGAGGTGATGGAATCTCTTCACGATATTCACGATCTAGTGAAGCTTGAAGAGTACGATGCTGTGAAGGAAGCTGTCATGAACCTCCGTCCTGAGGTTCTTCCACGGGAGCGTACCTTTACAGAAACTAAGTCCGATGACGAAGTATCGGATGACGATTATACCAAGAGGTTGATGTCATGAAAATTGTAAATGTAATCGCGGCTTCTGTCTTAGTGTTCGGTTCTACATCGTGCGCTTTGCTGAAAGAATTTCTAGGTGAGGGTACTGTATTTACCACCGCTGACCAACTAGCAGAAGGACAACAGGGTGCTGTCATTCCTTGGGATCAACTTCCCGAAGAGATCAAGGCAAAGGTTCCCGAAGGTACTACTGTAGTCATGGCCGATAAGGAGCAACTGAAAGATGGTGCTGCTTATATTCCTGCTGCCCCAGATGAGGGTGACATCGGTGCCATGATTGATGCTGGTTTCGGTATTGCTAGTACCTTTATCCCTGGCCTTGCTGCTTGGGAAGGTGTTGTCACACTGTTCTCACAACGCAAGCGCAAGCACTATGTCAAGGCAGCCAAAGCACTTGTACCTCACAAGGGAGACACTTCTGTTGATCTTGTAGGCACTGTAAAAGCTATTGGTGCTGGTCTTGGCCTATCGCACTCATCCGAGGCATCTAAGATTGCTGCCGAAGATGATTCAGAGTGGGAGTACGAAGAAGTACCCGAAGAAACTGTTGTCTGATATTCGTTAGTGTCTGTGACTATCCCGACAAAGGAGGTGATCCTACTAGAGTGTTCTAGGGGATCATTGTCAGGCAGCGAAGATTAGACAGTGCTAGAAACTCGAAAAAAGCGTTAGACGGGCGCTTTAAAAAACTCAAGTAGACACTATAATAGAGAGGTGGTTAATAGCCACCTCTCTTCTTATTATGAGCAAACTAAAAATACTTGTTGTACCTGCCAATGATGGTGGATGTGCGTATTACAGGGCGTGGCTTCCTTTCAATAAGCTGAACCAGCATTATGGGGACAAGGTTGAGATTCGTTTCAACAAGAATCCTCTAGGCATTGAGGAAGAGGGGGAGCGTGCTGGTAAGTGGAAAGAGAACTGGGAGTTCGAGGACATGAAGTGGGCTGACATTGTGTTCACCCAGAACCTCAGCAACTTCGGAGGTCCTTACACTGCTCGCATCATAGGCAAGGCCAGGGAGTTTGGTAAGTTTGTTCACTATGACACTGATGATCTTCTTACAGATGTTTACAAAGGACATAGGTTAGAGAAGGTGTATGAAGAAAGAGGTCTTAGTGATGTTACTAAGTTCATTTACAATAACTCGGATCTCGTCACAGTTACGCAAAAAAAATTCGCTGAGAGGGTGTATCCTTTCTGTGGCCCTAACACTACACTAGCAGTAGTTAAGAACGCCATTGATTATGATCTACCTTCTTGGAACATGCCTAAAGTTCCTGGCAGAAAGAATCAATGTAGAGTTGGCTGGGTGGGAGGCATACACCATGAGCAGGACCTTAGGCAGTTCGTAGGTGTTCCTAACTTAGTGAATCAGCGAGCAGGCGCAGAGCGTGTTCAGTGGGGCTTCTACGGGCGTCCACCAATGCCAGAGAGCGGGGAGAAGGACTGGCAGCAGGATGTGTGGGACAACTATCAGAGGATGCTCCTGAGCGGTATGAAGTATCGCAACTGGTTCATAGCAAACGCTGACGGACCAGACAGATATGGTCACTTCTATTCCAAAATGGATGTCGCTATCGCTCCACTAGAGTTTAACAACTTCAATGATAGCAAGAGTGAGATCAAGGTCGCAGAGTGTGGACGCTATGCAGTGCCTCTTGTAGCAACCAACTGTGGGTGTTATGATGAGACAATCATAAATGGTCAGACGGGCTACCTGATTGATAGAAACAATCCAAAATCTGAGTGGGTTCGTGTGCTAAAGAAGGTTATTCAAGATAAGAAGGGCCGAGAGGAGATGGGAGCTAACCTCAAGCAAGTTACGGACGAATACTTTGATATCAACAAGGTTGTCAAGTTTAGATACGAACTATACGAGCAAGTAATGGGGGCCAAGAATGAAAGTAAGGATAGCTAGTGGGTGGTCAGCAGAGGGAGGATCAACTTTCTCTTTGATGGAGCTATGTGACCTTTTTAATGAACGAGGTGTGGACTGTACTTTCTACGGCCCACACACTTGGCATTTGGACAAATGTTCCAAAGCAGACATGCTACAGAATATCAAAATAAATCCTGATGATGTCTTGATATTTCATTTCATGGACATGCCTCAAAGACCTGCGTGCAGGAAGGTGATCCTGTCTTGCCATGAGACATCTATATTTGATGTTAAGCAGCATAATATTTCTGGTGCGGACGCGATTAGATATGTTAGCCAGAGGCAAAAAGATTGGCAGGGCGTAGATGGGAAGGTTATCCCTAATCTAGTAAGAGGAATCACAAAGAGTAAGAATACAGAAGAGGGTATAGCTGCTGTCATAGGAACCGTCAACCCAATCAAAGGAGTTCATGAGTCGATTCAAAGAGCGTTAGATGACGGGTGCAAAGAAGTTCGTATCTACGGTAATGTGAACGACAATGATTATTTTAATACGAAGGTAAGGCCACTTCTGTCAGACAATGTGATTTACATGGGCATGGAGAAGGACAGGCAGAAGATTTACGACAGCGTATCCTGCGTGTATCAGTCCACAGTAACCTCAGTACCAGAGTCCTTTGGACGAGTTCGTGCTGAGTGTATACGAGCAGGCATTGAGTATAGAGGCACTGAAAGTGCTACCAATGATACACTAGAACTGTGGGAAGAAGATCGTGTATTCGATGAGTTTATGGAGATGATGAAATGAAAATTATAACACAACCTTGGATTGGAGAATTTGGGTGGGAGCTTTTTGGATGGCAAGCATTCATGAGAGCTTACAACAAAACCACTGACGCAGAAATGGTGTGCATCACGCGCCCAGGCAGAGAGATACTGTACGAAGATTTCGCAAAGGTAGAGACGATTAGTGTTAGCGGACAAGGTGACGGCCCTTCATGTCATAACATGAAACTCGACCGAGACAAGATGGAAGAGTTACAGACCAAGTATGCAGGATCTTCCATGATACCTGTTCAGCTTTTTAACTATGTAGGAAAACCCTTGCTAACAGACAAAGGTGAGTTTGCACCAGAGTTTGTAGCATACGGTCAGGACGATAAGATTGAAAAGTATGATGTTATATTCCACATGCGTCATAGAGAATTTAGAGCGGATGATAACTGGTCTAAGGAGAACTGGATCAAGCTCGCTGAAATGTGTGATGCAGAAGGTATATCCTATGCTTGCATGGGTAGTAAGGACGAGGCGCTCTGTATGGACTCAGCAGACGATCTGAGAGGCATTGAGCTAAGGGAGCTAGTCAGATACCTAGCAGGATCTAAATGCATTGTAGGCCCATCTAGCGGGCCTATGCACCTCGCTACGCTATGCAAGTGCCCTCAACTAGTATGGAGTGGTGCTGAAAAGAATAGAAGGCGTTATGAAGTTGAGTGGAACCCTTTTGATGTAAAGGTTCTATACATGGGAGAAGAGTTTGGAGGTTGGCAACCCGAACCAGATACAGTTTTTTCTAAGTTACAGGAGATGCTAT